TCAACCCCAATAGTTTCGGGAGATATTTTGCTCGGGCCACAACCCACATCTATTCCTTTACCTTTTACTATTTCTTTGAAGGCATTTTCTTCACCGTATTCTTCTCTGTAAATATCGTATGGTTCATAATCGTTTTTTATACACTCATACCACTTTTTAAACCCAAGTTTTTTTATTAGAGCAAGGTTAGTCGCCTCTGTCATTTGCGGACTATTCCAGCCCATTATCTGTTAGGGCCACCATGAACCTTTGTTCCAGTGACAAAACCAAAATGGTGTACGAACACATCTCTCCTTATTACTAATTTATAACCCATATTCCTTATCTGTGTTGACCAATCGAAATCGTCACCACCTGGGAGGGACTCATCAAGGCCTCCTACTCTATTAAGAAGTTTTCGTCTTATTACAACACAGAAACCGATTAGGTATTTAGGACAGATGATGGCTGGAAGTCCGATATTGCCGATATTCTGCCAACCGGCAACGACATTGGAAGAAGGCCCGACAGCACCAACCTCTTTGTCATTCTCCATGATGGACACCATATCGTCTAACCAGTCATAGTTGTTAGGCAAAATTAGAGTATCATCGTTAAGAAAGACTACATACTCGGTTTCTTCAGGCAACACCTTGAGGGCCTCGTTTATACCACCCATCCATCCTCTGTTCTCGCCTGTATGGATTATCTCTACTCCTGTTAAATATTTCTCAAGTTCTTTCGCACCATTATTTATAATAGTGAAAGAATAAAACCCCACAGTGTTTGCTACAATGGAGCGTACGCAGGGCAAAAGAAACTGCATATTGTTAAATGTAGGAATTATGATACGAACTCGATTTTTCTCTTTACCCCAATTCACACTCATGCGTGTATCTCCTTATCGTAGTCGCCATGCAATTCTCGCACTTTCTCAATATCGTTTGCTTCTTCATAATCTTTTGAGGTGATTATTTTAGGATGTCCAAGATGAGCTATTTCGATTTCAGTATCAACAAACACCTTTGCTCCGAGTTTTTCTCTTGCCTGATAGCAGAATAATATATCTTCCCCCGTGGGACTTGTTGACATAAAGCGGGGTGGTTGGAATTTTTCCAATACCCATTTTTTGATAAGAACAGCCCCAAACCCAACCGCATCACACTCGAACAACGTGTCTTTAGGATAATTTTTGACTATCTCGTTGCCAAAAAAAGTTTCTTTTCTTATATTATCCCATCCTGTTTTTGTTTTATAAATGACAGGAAAATAAGGATGTCTACGCTGAAATGCGAGAGGGGCAACTATGTCTACATTGTGCCGCCATAGCCGTTCAAACAAATCTATTGGGCACAGCATATCATCGTCTATCATAAATAAATAATCTGCACCTATATCAAGGGAGTACCTTGCAAATTCTTCTCTTGCCTTGGGAACAAATAACCGTCCTATTGTTGCTATATGAAATTCGAATGGACTATGACATTCAAGTTTACCAAGATGTTTCGCCATATCTAACTGGTTATCTACCGCTTCGGTAAGTGTAAAACCGCCTCGTGGTATACCCATCAGAACTTTTATTTTATGATTTTCAGTCGTATCTTTATCCATTCTAATATCGTTCCATTGGTGGCGTATTTTAACGTGTGTCCGGCGCAAATACCTTTGTTTATCATCACCATACCTACCAGTTTACCGCAACTTTGACACCTAAAAAGGCGGGGGAGATTACTCTCCCCCTTCGCCTTTTCGCTCATATACACCGGATTATTCCCGTAACATACGCAGCCGCACTCAATGTGTTGGTGGTAGCGGCCATAACGTATTTGAACCCACAAGCAGAAAGACCCTGAGCCGTACTTGTGTTGAGACCATACTGCGCGTTCACAAGATGAAGAGCATCGCCTGCCGTTACAGTGACGGAAGTGCCTTCATGGGATAAGAGGATAGAATCTCTATACCCCCATGACTGAACCACGGAATAACCCGTATCAGCAACATCCTGGTCTGCTATGCCTATCCATCCGAGGAACGAACCAGAAGCTGGCTTTATGGAACTTATCCCGTCTATGGTCGTACCGAGGTCGAGACAAACTGCGGCATTAGCCGCGATTGTACCCCCGCTCATGTTCCTGTAAGAAAAGAACACCTTTTCGGGGTCAGTCCTGTTTATGCTCTGTATCTGCATTATTTACCTCCCCTTTACATAGAACTTACCGCTAAGACCCATCGTGTCATGGTAAGTTGCAGTTATTGTTCCACTCGATATTGTCACCTTGGGTATGGGGGGATTTAAAGCCCCCGTATCGAGCGTAAGGTTATAGTCCACGATATAATTCATACCATGCGTTGACGAGCTGAGGGTTACTGTAGTATCCCCTGCCGTCGTGGTGAACGTGCCGTGGACACTCTTGAGATTGCCCTCACTAT